GATTTATCACGCAAGGCCTTAGGTCATTTTGGTAAATCAAATTCTGGCGTATATTCCAGCAAAACCGGTACCGCGCAAGGCTGGGAATGGCAGACCGGAGATAAAGATAATGATAATCTTAACTGGTTATTAGAATAGTTAATATTTATATAAAACAACGAGATAATGGCAGATAAATCATTTTTTAAAAGACTAGAACGATTATTTTCTACAAATGTAGTAGTTCGTCGGTTAGGTAAGGATCGATTAAAGGTCGTCGATAGTAACCGATTACAATCAGCAGGTAATGCTAATAATAGTCGATATGCAGATCGATTCGCCGGAGTACAGCAGAAATCAGGTCGGTATAGTACTTATAATGGTACCGGATATAGTTTTCAGTCTAATAGAACAGAATTATATACTGAATATGAGGCAATGGACTTAGATCCTATTATAGCCTCTGCATTAGATGTATATGCAGATGAATCTACAGTAAAGAATGTTGAAAATGATGTATTAGGTATTAAGACTAATAATGCTAAGATACAAAAAATACTACATAACCTGTTTTATGATATTTTAAATATCGAATACAATTTATGGCCTTGGGTACGGAATGCATGTAAGTACGGTGATTTTTATTTACATTTAGATATTGAACCAGAGATAGGAATTATTAACGTGACTCCCATGTCATCTTATGAAGTAGTTCGTGAAGAAGGATATGATCCTGATAATCCATATGCATATAGATTTACATTACAGACAGTCAATTCATATTCAGTATCACAAAAGAATGAATTGGAACCATATGAAGTAGCTCACTTTAGATTACTATCAGATGCTAATTTCTTACCATATGGCAAATCAATGATTGAGGGTGCTCGAAAAGTATTCAAGCAATTGATACTAATGGAAGATGCAATGCTCTTACATAGAATAATGAGAGCCCCAGAAAGAAGATTGTTTTATATTGATGTAGGTAATATACCACCTAACGAAGTTGATTCTCATATGCAGAATATCATGAACAAAATGAAAAAGACTCCGTATATCGATGAACAGACAGGTGAATATAATCTTAAATTCAATCTAATGAATATGCTTGAAGATTTTTATCTTCCGGTAAGAGGTGGTGAATCTGGAACACGTATTGAATCATTGCAGGGATTATCAAATGATGGCCAGATAGATGATATTGAATATCTGCGTAACAAGATGATGGCCGCTCTTAAGATACCTAAAGCATTTTTAGGTTATGATGAAGGTGTAGAGGGAAAGGCAACATTAGCCGCGGAAGATATTCGATTTGCACGTACAATTGAAAGGATTCAAAGAATCTTTATTTCAGAGCTAACTAAAATAGCAATTGTTCATTTATATAGTCAAGGATTTCAAGACGAAGAATTAATCGATTTTGAATTACAGTTAACTAGTCCTTCAATTATATATGAAAAGCAAAAAGTTGAATTGATGAATGAGCGTCAAGGTCTGGCTGCTAATTTAATTGAACTTAATATGTTCTCAGAACAATGGATATATGAAAATATATTTGATATGGCCGAGGATGAGTGGAAGAATGAACAAGACCAGGTAATAGAGGATCTTAAAGAACGTTTCCGAAGAGAGCAAATAAGCAGCGAAGGAAATGATCCTAAGAAAACAAATATGAGCTTTGGTACGCCACATGATATAGCTACCATGCATACATCAACAAATGCCAGTCTACCTGGTATGCCTGATAACAATGAAGCAGGTCCTGGACGTCCAAAAGAATATGGAACATGGGGCAAGCATAAAGATGCATTTGGTAGGGATCCATTTGGTGTTAAAGATAAAGCCACACCTGACTTTTCGACTACCTCGGATTTCAAAGGTGGTAGTGCATTAAGCACGGAACAGAAAGATATATCATCATTTATAAGTACATTACCAACTAGTTTAAAAAGTAAGCAAATATTAAATGAAAGTCTTAAAGACAAATCTTCTGATAATGATAATGGCACATTATTAGACGAGAGTAATTTAATTGAAGACGAAAAAACAGTGAAATAGTATGTGTTCTATATTTATTAAAAATGCTCAGAAAAATGGAAGATTTGAATGAATTCATTAAAACATTCTAAAGTAAAGAATACTGCTATTCTATTTGAACTGTTAGTACGTCAAATTGCTGCCGATACGATGGAGAATCGTAACTCGCCGGCAATAGTACTTTTAAAGAAACATTTCAAAGAAGGAACGGAATTATATAAGGAATTATCACTATACCGTACATTAGCCGAAGAAAGATTTACAGCCGAGAACCAGGCTACTAGATTTTTATCAGCTGCAGTTCAATCGCGCAAGCAATTAAATGAAACAACATTGCGTAGAGCAAAATATAATTTGATTCGTGATATTAAAAACAAATTGGTATTTGAAAACTTTATAAATGCACGTATTTCAAACTATAAGTTGAATGCAAGTATTTATAAATTATTTGAATATAATGTCGCTGATTCCCCTGCAGAGATTACTAGATGTCAAAGTACGATAATTGAATATGTAATCCGTAAAGAAAAAGAATCAGCACCAATCAATGAATCATTTACTAAAGAAGATCCGGTAGTACGGAAGCTTGCATCTAAAATTGTAGTTGATAGATTCAATGAAAAGTATTCTGGATTAAATGCAGATCAAAAAGAACTATTAAAAGAATATGTTAATTCAGTTAATAATTCTCCTGCATTACTAGATAAGGTTAAAAACCAAATTCCAGTAATTGTTGAAAATCTAAATACATTAAATAGTACAATTCCATCTAAGGTAGTTAAGATTAAATTACAGGAAGTAACTAATATGGTTAGTGGAATGAATAATATTAAAACTATTCAAGACAAACATATTCTTACAATGCTTCGATATTATGAATTAATCGATCAATTAAAAGGAGTTCAGAATGGCAAATAGTCCAGGACCATATAATGAATCTACATCACAGTTAGGTCAAAGTCAATTTAACAGATTAGGTCATCCAGGCAGATATTATGCATCAGTAGCTGTAGCCGATGGCCAAACAGATTACACCGGATCTAATTATGGATATGGTGCTGTTATAGTTAAAACTCATGGTAGTGCTGTATTTCATTTGTCCGATGGTGGGACGATACCAGCTGCAAATTTAACAGCAGGTGTTATATATGAATTATCTATATCTAAGATAACTGCAGCATCGTCTGCGGCAATTTATGTATTAAAAAGACAACAATGAGTTTAAGGGCTGAAATGAAAAAATATTTTATACATGAAAAAGCAGACTTCATTGATGATAAAGAAGCTGTAACAGATTTTGATAATCTCGAGGATCGTGATATTGATAATGATGGTGATACAGATGATTCTGATGAATATCTTCATAAGCGTTTTGGTACTATAGCTAAAGCGAATGAAATATCAGGGGATGCTGAATTTGCTTCATCTGCCGGAGATCACTATGTTGATGGAACGCCGGATGAAGATTGGCCAGCACTCGTAGCAAGTGATGGTGTAGAACAAGCCGCTCTTGAATATGTTGCGACTTATGGCGATTCGCCAGCAGAAGAGTTAGCTAGCGAGTTACTTATAACACGTAAAGAAGCAGATGATGCGCTTAAAGCAATAGCTGTTGAATCTGAAGATATAACCGGAATGGGTGTAGCTATATGGATGGCAGGAAAAGATTATCCAGGCTATGGCACAGCTAAAAAAGTAAAACGAATTTCAGATGATAGAGTTGAAGTAACGTTTAGAGACGGTAATACATATACATTCGTACTTGAGCCAGGATATAATACCTGGGTAGAAGAAAGTGTCACCGAAATAAATACATCCTCAGCAACCCCTGGATATGATACTCCAAATGCATTTGGCGATGCTGATGAAGATACTATTGAAGTTGATGGATGGAAGAAAGCACCTAAGACAAATAGAATATTCAAGAAAATGGAAGGTAAATCTACTTTCAAGAAAATGATGGCTGAAATGTATGGTCTTAAAGAAGCCACTAGTATTGATATTCAACATGCTTTAAGAGCAATCCGTGATTATAATAGCTCAGTAGAAGTAACTGATATAGAAATTGATGATTTGGTAGTAGATGTTTTAGCAGCCTTAGGATTTAAGCCTACTAGAAAAAATATAGATGCAACGATCGATCACTTAAGTGCATCTGCAGATGGATACAAAGTACCAGCGGATCCGGATGTAGTTAGAGAATTATATCCAATGCTTGAAGCGGTATCATATAGAGAATATAAAAAAGACCCGAACGTTACACCAGCCAGAAAAGTAAACACCGGAATTCAAGAAGTAAATAAGATGTTAGCTGAAATTGAAAAAATTGTAACTAATAATCTTAAATTGAAATTAGAAATGGGAGTGGAGTCGGCATCATATTGGAAAACCACAGGAAACAGGTTTGCTAAAATAAATGAACGAATGACTCGATTATCAAATAAATTAAAGGAACTGTCTCAATAATGAAGAAAGCACCAAACATGATTAATGAGTATAATAGGCTCTTCGGCAATACTAACCGAAATCTATTGAAAGAGGTTAGAAGTGATATGATGCATATTGTCGAGGATATATTTTTCCTATGGGATGAATTCTTTGATAATGATAGACAAGATATCGCCGGCAGGAATACACAAGATCCAGATGATGGAGCATATTATCAATTTATATTTGAGCCAGACGATTTAGATGCCATGGCAGATTTCGAAGATGCTGCCCGGGAGATATTAGATAAAGCTCACATCAAATATGACTTATCATCAGACGGTCACTTACGGATATGGGATGAAGATGCAGAAACAGACCCAGGGTTAGGCGGCAAACCAGCACCAGCACCAGAATTAGGCGCCAATGCATCTGAACGAGAGATTGAAAAAGCCGCAAGAGAGCATTTCTCTAAAGGTATTAATCTATTACGAAAGCATAACGGCTATGATAATATTGAAATAATATTTAAAAAATTAGTTCAAGGATTTAAAGGATAAGAAAAATGTCAAAACAATTAATATTAGATTATATACCATTTCAAGTTACTCCTCAACAAATTAATGAGAGTTTGGAGAATAATGGTGGCCGGTTAATTGTTAAAGGTACATTGCAACGCGCGGATGCTAAAAATCAGAATGAAAGAGTATATCCGAAATCGATTTTAGAACGTGAAGCTGAAAAGTATAATACCTTTATTAAAGAGCGTAGAGCCTTAGGTGAATTAGATCATCCGGATTCAAACATTATCAATTTGAATAATGTATCACATAATGTATTAGAAATGCATTGGGATGGAAGTGATTTAGTAGGTACCGTGGAAGTATTATCAACACCATCCGGTAATATACTTAAGGAATTATTTAAGTCTGGAATCAGATTGGGAATATCTTCCAGAGGTATGGGGTCAGTGAAAGAAGTAATGACAGAAGCTGGTAGCGGAATGGAATTGCAAGTACAGCCTGACTTTGAATTGATAGGATTTGATTTTGTTTCTAATCCATCAACGCATGGAGCTTTTCTATCACCAGTTAATGAATCTGCCGGGAGCAAAAGCACCGTAGATCCATATTTATCTATAAATAGATTGATAACAGATATAATAAAGGAATTCTAATATGGCATCATTAGTAGAAATGGCAGGAACGAGTTTATATGGTGATTATACTCAAGGCACGTTTGGCGTTAATCCTAGTCCGGATTTTGAAACATGGATTGGATATTCTAATCCAGCGGATGGCTACGGATATCCTGATCAGGTTGATAACCCCCAAGGGTCAGGTGTCTGGGGTATTGGAAATAAAAACTTTGCATTTGGTAACATTAAGGCACGAAGCCCATACAATCGAAAATCTTTGCATAATGCAGGAGCATCTGGCGTAAGTAATTACGGACCTAATAATACATCACCTGGCATAGGGACTGGTAATTATATGGATCCATTTGCAAGTAGTGGTACTTCATTTGCTGCTTTATTAGCTGATCAACCATGGGCACTCACACCAGATGCACCAGGATCCTATACAGATAGGCGTGGAGCAACTGGTCCAATGCCACCATTCTAATTTAAGGTAATTGATGAAGCAAGAAGATTTAAGAAAGATTATTCGAGAAGAATATTCTAAGATATTATCCGAGCAAGTTGATTATGATTATGCAATTGGTAAATTTAATGACTTATATAATGAGTTATTGCAAGTGCATAAAGAGGTTGGTACTGAACTAGAAGCTAGCAATGAACAGCAATTCATCACATTCTCCCGGTATATGGGAGCATTAGAGAAAGGCTTAGATAATACAATTAAATTCTTGACAAGAAAGAAAAAGTCACAATCAGGAATCACAGAACCAGATATGACAGGCATCGATCCTAATATAGGTGATACAGGAGAGTAAAATGAAAGATACTAAATCAGCAATGGCATTATATGAAAAGTTTTTGCAGGAAGAAGAACCAGCAAAAATGAATACGGATGAAAAGCGAGCTTTTATGGAAGCAGTTGCTAATTATCATTCTATCGGTGAAAACATATATAGAGCTAATAAATTAAAAGAAACTGCATCTAATATGGCAAATATCATAGAAGCGGCAGAACAATTAACTCTTCAAGAATCTGAACATTGGTTTGATAATGTTACTGTATCACGTCATATGAAGCAATTAAAAGAAGCTTATAAAGTATTTGAAAAGACCTCCGGAGAGATGGATGGTCTGCAGCAACGATTAGAATCGGCATATGAAGATATGGGTTCAGTGCTAAACAAGTATTACAAAGTTAATGGATCGCTATAATGAAAAAACATTTGATAGAAAATTTTAAAGCTGAAAAAATTAATCTAGCAGAATCTTATAATAGATTATTTGGTAATACAAAGCGTCAGTTATTGGAATATGCTCGTGATACCAAAGATGGTAAGGAATTAGATAAATATTTTGATAAACTAGTACCAAGCCAAGGAAAAGCCGGCACTCTGAATGGTGAGATAGTCCGTGCTGTAAATAGAATCGGTTACCGATGGTATAATGACGGTGATAAGTTTTATCAAGGATATGGAACAGAAACCGCTGCACCGGCAATGGCATTCTTACGTAGGCATAACGAAATCGATCCTCAGATTCAAGATGCATTTAAGAAACTTGAAAAAGCTGTAGTAGGTACTACAACAGATAAGCAATATGAAAAATTTCTTGAAGGATTGTTTAAATATGCAGTGCGCCATGTAGAAATGATTCCAACTACTAAAAGTGATGTGGATTTATTTGATTATAAGGCAGATTATATGGAAGAAGACGAGGATGAGTGGGATGATCGGTATGGATATGGTGATGAGGATGAAGATTATGATGAGTTTGATAATGAAGAGCAATATTAGGATAATTGAAATAAATTCTTTATATTAAAAGCATTATTAACGATTAAATTATTAAATGAGCAGACAGTTACGATTCCACCAGTCTATAGTACATGGTAAACCTAATGCTACTAGAGTAGCTAAAACAAAAAGAAATCCTTCCGGTGATATTGCAGGAGCAATCCGAGCCTGGAAAAGCAAACTTAAAGCAACTGATGTTATTCAAAAGCTAAAAGATAACAAAGAATATACTAAACCTACTACCAAAAGGCGTGAAGCAAGAAAGACGAGTATATATAATTGTAGGAAGAGATGGGAGCATATGTATGATTAATATTCATATAGATCAAATAAAAAGGTGGCTTAATGGTCACCTTTTTTACTGTTCGGCATATATATTACTGATTATCCAATACTATACCTCAATGTATAGTCCCTGACAAAATTTATTTATATCTATTAAGATTCAGAATAATCTTATTTCCGCAAATTATAATTAAGGACAACAAATGAATGATCTTTTAAAAGAGGCAATTGCTGACGCAAAGGCTGTAAGAGAAACTGCAATGGCTAACGCCAAAGCTGCTTTAGAAGAAGCTTTCACTCCACGTTTACAATCTATGCTCCATGCTAAATTAGCAGAAGAGATGGATGATGAAATGGAAATGGAAGAAGACATGGAACTTGACTTAGGCGATGAAATGGAAGCACCAATCGATCCAGATCTGGAACCAGAAATGGACCTTGAAGCTCCTGTAGAAGAAGACATGGAACTTGACTTAGGCGACGATTCCGGTATGGAAGATGCTGACATGGATTTAGATCTTGACGAAATTCTACGTGAACTTGAAGGCGCTGATGAATTCGCTGATGAAGAGCCAGTAATTGAAGCTGACTATGATGAAGATATCGACCTCGATGAGGTTATCGCTTCATTACGTGAAGAAGAATGTGATGAAGAAGAGCTAACAGAAGTAGCAGACGAAGAAGAAATGGAAGAAGGTAAGTACGAGAAAGAAATGGAAGAAGCTTACAATGTAATCCGTTATCTGAAATCTCAACTTCAAGAAGTTAATCTTCTAAACGCTAAATTGCTATTCTCAAATAAGTTATTTAAGAACCACGAGTTGAATGAATCACAAAAGATGAAAGTTATTGAAAACTTTGATCGAGCTCATAATATGAGAGAAGTGAAATTAGTTTATTCAACTTTAGCCGAAGGATTCGGTAAAACAAAATCAAAGGTGCGTATTAAAGAATCATACGCGTCTAAGCCAACCAGGTCTACCAAACCAGCTGCTAGTGTAATTACTGAAGGTAATGTATTAGCAACTAGATGGAAGAAATTGGCTGGTCTTTCTAAATAAAGGGAAATATAATGAATGTAAATTCACTATTGCCTACCAATACTCATGCTAATGCTCGTAAAGAGTCCAAAGCGCTTGTTTCTAAATGGGAACGAACCGGACTTCTTGAAGGACTTAGTAATGAAGTTGAAACACAAGGTATGGCGGTTCTTTTAGAGAACCAGGCTAAGCAGTTAGTAACTGAAGCCAACCAAACAGGTACAGATTCCAATTCAGAAGAATGGTCAGGGGTAGCTCTACCATTAGTGCGAAGAATCTTCGCTGAAATTGCTGCTAAGGATTTCGTATCTGTTCAACCAATGAACCTACCATCAGGTCTTGTATTCTATCTTGATTTCAAGTATGGAAACGATCTTCAGAATGGATTGTTTAACACAGGTGCTTCACGTACAAGCCAGACAGATTCTGTTTTTGGTGTAACTGATGCAGACCGTGGAACAACTGCTCCATCGGAAGGACTTTATGGTGCTGGAAGATTTGGATATTCTATTAACGCTGTAACTACATCATTGTTAGGATTATCTGCTACCGTTGGCACTGATAATGCAAGAACAGGTTCCGTTGCTGTTGGAACTGGTGTGTTTGCTAACGCAACATCAGTACTATCAGGACCATTTGATTGGTTTACTAATTACAATTCTGAAATGAGTGCTTCCGTTGTTGGAACTACTCCGTTTACAATTGTATCTGTAGCAACTTCGAGTTTAACTAATCCTGACATCGAAGGTGTTCGTGGATTTAATATTAGTGGATCTGGTATTACTACAGTATATCCTGAATTTACAAGATTATCATCAGGTGGTGGTCATGTTGAATTCTTAGTACAAAATGCATCTGATGTTGCAAATGCTGTAGTATACTACGAAAAGCAACCAACCTCAACGTCACGTGGTGATTTTGAACAAGGTAATGCTGGTCAGCAGCTTGATAGCAATGGTAAGATTCAGATTCCAGAAATCGATCTTCAAATGCGTTCTGAAGCAATTGTTGCCAAGACACGTAAGTTGAAAGCTGTTTGGACTCCTGAGTTCGCTCAAGATTTAAATGCTTATCATTCAATTGATGCAGAAGCTGAATTAACTTCAATGCTTTCTGAGTACATTTCACAGGAAATCGATCTTGAAATCCTTGATATGTTGATCGAGAACGGTCAGACAACCGAAAGATGGTCTGCTAAGATCGGATATGAATTCGATACAGCAACTAATGCATTCGTTCAGTCTAATGCAACTGCTCAAGCTTACAACCAAGGAACATGGTTCCAGACTTTAGGAACTAAAGTTCAGAAGGTAAGTAACAAGATCCATCAATTGACCATGAGAGGAGGAGCAAACTTCCTAGTATGTTCTCCAACCGTAGCTACCATCCTAGAATCTATTCCAGGATATGCTGCTGATACAGATGGTGATAAGATGCAGTTCGCAATGGGCGTTCAGAAAGTTGGTGCTATTAATAGTAGATTCCAAGTTTACAAGAACCCATATATGACTGAGAATACTATCTTGATGGGATACAGAGGATCACAATTCCTTGAAACTGGTGCTGTATATGCTCCATATATTCCATTGATTATGACTCCATTGGTATACGATCCTACGGATTTCACTCCGAGAAAAGGTGTAATGACACGTTACGCTAAGAAGATTGTACGTCCTGAGTTCTATGGTAAGATCTATGTAGATAGTCTAAACACTATCTAATTAGTATTTACTAATTGATGTTTAATTAAGGGGAGGCTTCGGCCTCCCTTTTTTTGTGCTACATATTTATATTAAATAAGGTTATGATATGGCAACTAAGAATACAGATAAAACACCACCCAAAGGGTCAGTTAAATTTTCATTAACATTATCAGCCGAGCAAAAAACAGCTAAATCTAATATATTGTATGCACCCTTTTCATTTGTAATAGGAAAGGCAGGCTCAGGTAAAACATTATTAGCCTGCCAGATAGCATTAGATAAATTCTTTAAGCGAGAAGTTGATAAGATAGTAATTACACGACCAACCGTTGCAACTGAAGATATAGGCTTTCTGCCAGGTTCATTAGAAGAAAAAATGGATCCATGGATAATTCCAATACGTTCTAATATGCGTAAAGTATATAATAAAGCAGACGCCTTGGCAAGAATGGAGCAAGCAGAAGATATTGAGTTATTAAGTTTAGCACATTTCCGTGGCCGCACATTTGATAATGCTGTATGCATCGTAGATGAATTCCAGAATTTAACTAAACAACAATTACTAATGGTATTAGGTCGATTAGGCAAAGGCTCTATAATGATTTTTTGCGGGGATAAAGATCAGATCGATTTGAAGTTCGCAAACGATTCAGCTGTTCATGAAGTACCGAAACTAAGGGGCTCAAAGTATGTATATGAGGTAATGCTTAAAGATAATCATCGACATGATGCTCTAGACGAAATCTTCGACTTATTGAAGTAGTCAATATTTATTCTAAAGAGAATCTAACATATGTCATTAACTGGAAGAAAAAGCTCTTTAGCGCCACCTGCTACCACCGATACATATTTCTCGCGTGGCCAATTTCGTGACAACGTTGAAACTGCAACTAATACACAATTAGTGGCAGCGGTTAGAGCACGTAGAGTTGTTAAAAGAGCAGTTCCGGTCTTACAGCCAGTACATGGACCAATGGGAGGAGATGTAAGATCAGTAACTACATTATATGTTGTATCGGGATATGTAGATCCGGATTACGTTGAATAGGATAAAATAAATGTCATTAACACCACCATACTCATTATTAACAAGAACCTCCAAAGGGTCTCAATTAACTATTGACGAAATGGATGGTAACCTGCTATACCTGGCAAGTACATTGTCAGGATCAAATACCATAACCGGTTCTGTGAATTTTACAGGATCATTGGTTGACTTTTTACAGGTAGGTACTGTAACCGGAAGTTTCTCTGGCGACGGGTCTGGATTGACAGGTGTTATATCAGCATCTTATGCAGTTTCAGCATCACATGAAATAATTAAAGAGATATCATCATCTTTCGCAGATGTGGCCGGAGGTTTAACCGGCCAACCATCGATCCATGTTACTAATATAACAGCCTCGGGTAATATAAGTGCAAGTGGTTATTATTATGGAGATGGCTCACAATTAACAGGTATATCAGCAGGTCAGTGGTATGATGGTACAACTTATTTATCTTCGTCATTATCAATAAAAGTAGATTCACATATAACAGCCTCGGGTAATATAAGTGCAAGTGGAAATATTGAAGCAAGTGGACTAATATCAGCCAGTGGAGACATATATACTGATGGGTATATATATGTTAATAATGGTTATATATATGGTAATCGCGCTGCATTTTCTTCTCATGTAATTTTACATAGTATATATGGTGGAGCTCAAACAGCAACAAATTTAGCTATAACACCTTCTGCCGTTAATGGTGGTGGTATGTTATTAACTGGACCTGTAACAGCTTCAAGCCATATAAGTGCAAGTGGAACAGTAACAGGCCTATCAGGCTCATTCAGTCATATATATTCCGGTGGTGACATAAATATAGATAATCAAGGTAAATTATGGCTTGATGGTGGTGTCGACAGCTATGTTTGGATGCCTAGTAACAATCATATTGCATTCGTTGCTGGTGATAATCAAACATTAACAGTTGATGAGACTTCAATAGAGGTAGATGGATATATAACAGGTAGTGATTTTATTCAAGTAGCAGGAACCCCAGGCCAGCATACAGGTGTTAAAATATCATCTTCTAATTCAGAAGGTGATACTCGTGATGCTCAAATGATAGTACCTGTGCATGGATTTGAAATAAAAAATTCATCAAATAATAACGTCTTTAAACTATCATATGATCACGTTGGCATAAATACACAATACCCGGTCAATTCCGGTTATGCCTTAAGTGTATCAGCATCATCTGGTGGGGGCGGAGCCATATATGCAATTGGTGATATAAGTGCAAGTGGAAATATTGAAGCAACCGGTACCGGATCATTTAATTATGTAACAACGCCAATAATTGAAGGATCAGGTTCTACGGCATTATTACACATCGAAGGAGCTATATCCGCGAGTGGAGATTTGTCAATTGCAGGATTTCCTAGTGTATCAGCTTCATTAGCTTCAGGAGGTGGCTTTACACCATCCTTAGCAACCGATCTGCCAGCTAGAAATATAACCGCATCAGCTAATATAAGTTCAAGTGGTACTGTAATAGCTAGTGGTGTAAACATTGACACTACAGATACAAGTGCAAGTTTTGATATAGGAACCGGAGAACAAGTAATACCAGTACTAGGCTTGGTAAATGCTTCTTCATCGGCTATTATAAGCCAAGCGCATCCTTCTGGGAGAATTGGTAGAACTACTGAAATAATAGGTGATGTTAATATGGATATAGGACCAGCCGCATATCCTATTGATGGTCATCATGTATTTTACCATTCCGGTTCTCGTGAGTTATGGAAATCAAGTGGTGAGTGGGATTTATCTGCGTTAGGATATCCAAGAACAGTAGGAAACCAGATTCAATATGGAGATGGTAATCTAATAGGAACCATTGAAGCAAATAAATTTAATGATTATAGATTAATTGTAGGTGAGAATGTTACTGATATATGGGGAGGTGCATATCTTATGGGACGCCAATCTGGTTCTACATATGGAGCTAATACGCAATATGCTGGATTCTTTGTTTCTGCTTCATTAGGTCTTCCTGGAACCCCTCAAGGACATGATAAAGCATTTACTATATATACAGGTAACCAGACAGGTCCTGCATTTAATATATATAATGCCGATGATCCTGATAACCAATCAGGTACCGATCCTGTGTTTAGTATTGCCGCGAATGGAGCACTCGGAAATGTTACAGCTAGTAATATAAGTTCAAGCGGAGCTCTTTATGGTAACCTATTAACCCCGGCCCAAATAAGCATAACTCAAGTAGGAATGCTAACTAGCTTAACCGTTAACGGTAACACTATGCTATCCGGAAATGTAACGCAGTCAGGCCACATAAGTTCAAGTGGTGATTTAATAGGTGATAATTTACAGGTAGAAACACGAACGATGCCTATAGATCATGTGCCCGGTGGTGCTGGAGTTCGAAGTGGTGATATTATTAACCTAGGTAATTCAACTACGGTACCTGGTTTAATATATGCATTGACAGGTTCTTCCTATGAATATGTAGCTGCACAATCCGGATCAGGTGCACTAGCATCATCGTCATTAGCTGTTGCTATTGGAACAAATTCAAATACCAATGGAATGCTAATGAGAGGGTTTGTTAATTTAGGACACGATCCTGGAGGTCCAATAGGCGGACCGGTATATTTAACGGCCAATGGATCAGCCTCATATTCGGCACCTACTGCAACAGGTGACATTGTAAGAGTCTTAGGACATAATTTTGGAAACAATTCAATATATTTCAATCCATCTAATGATTGGATAGTAAGATCATAAAGGGAGTTATAAATGTCCGCTGGTTCAGTTAATAATGTCCTATTAGCTAATATTGCTTCGGTAGATGGAATTGCTAAATCTAATATAGCTTCTATAGCTGGTGTGCCAATACCAGCAGCAGCAAACCTTGACTTTGTTATCGAAGTGGACACCACACAAGCTGGTTCTGCATCGGACACTATTGTCCTTGCGTTAACGTCTGGTGGCACATTCGATGGTACAATTGATTGGGGAGATGCAAGCACAAGTGATTTGACTTATGCAAACAGAGAACATACCTATGCAAGTGGTGGCACCTATACCATTACAATCAGCGGAGATACATTTGAAGGTTGGCAAGTTGCGTATAGTGGCGATAGGATGAAATTTATAGACATCCAGAACTGGGGATTCTTTACAATTTCTAATCACCGTACATTTGATCACTGCGAAAACTTGGACGTAACAGCTACGGATGCACCAACAATTACAACAACTTCTTTCTATTGTATTTTTCGAAACTGCGATGCATTAACTACGCCAGACTTTAGCAATTGGGACACATCTACTGTAACCAGTATGCAAGACGCATTCTGGAAATGCGATTTATTCAATGGTAATGTTGACGGGTGGGTGCATAGTAATGTGACAGTTCTGCGTAGAATGTTTATTATGGCTACATCTTTCAACCAAGACCTATCAAGTTGGGATGTAAGTGGTGTAACAAATTGGTATGAGTTTCTACGTGGTGCAAATGCGTTTGATTCATCAATGGAAGGATGGATAGTTCAAGGTTCATTTAATGAATTGGTGTTTGGCATAATGGCAAACTTCACAGGAATAGGATTGGACAGTTGGGACACAAGTGGAATGACAAGCTTCAGAAAGGCATTTGAATCTACTCCATCATTTAATCCTGACATCAGTGGTTGGGACGTGAGTGGTGTCACTAATATGCAAAAGACATTCCAAAATTGCGATGTGTTTGACCAAGATCTATCAAGTTGGGACATCAATCAGGTGTCTGATTTTTCCAATTTTATGGGTGGCACAACACAATTATCAACAGCCAATTATGATGCTTTATTAATCGCATGGGATGCTCAAGGTGTAATGAGTTATTCGGGAACTGTTAACTTTGGTGGGTCAAAATACACATCAGGTGGGGCAGCTGAAACAGCAAGAACAAGTCTGATAACAAAGTGGGGCGGAATCACAGATGGTGGAGTAGCTTAAAAAATAAGAACAACATGAACGAGATTAGATACCCTTCAGTTACTACTTACTACATCTGCTTCGATAACGAAAGGACAGAAGTGAAATCATATGGATTGGTGGAACCAAACCAAGTGTTCACAACCATTTGGATATTTGATGAATTTACAGACGAAGCCGAATGGATTGAAGAATTGGCAGAATGGGGAATTACACCCGACATTGATGAACACGGTAATATACTGTTATGAGATTATTACTTTTACTTTTATTTCCTATATCATCTTTTGCACAATGTATATTAGATGATAACATTACAGTGGATATACCACCTGCAGGAGGGACTTATCAACCGGGTCAAGTACTAACATTTACTTATACTATAAACAATTATCAAGGATTGTCAATTAATTGGCTCCATGGAATTGTACCAATATTGGGACCTGGATGGGATTTAACATCATTAGCACCAGTAGGATTACCAACAAACGTAACTAACACTGGTGTGTGGTTATGGGCAACAAATATCACATCATCCGCAACAGGATTTATAGTCCCAGGCCCAGGGTGGTTTTATGATACCCCAAGCGGAGGTCCACCTTTAGATGGAAATCCAGGTAATAACTGGGGAGATGGTTTAACAGGACCATGGACCTTCCAATGGACTGTTACAGTAGGACAATGCCCACCTAATGTAGATGGTGATGATCTTTCAATTATTGTAGAAAATTATGCAGATGGAGAAACGGGATCATGGGTTAACTATGATTGCCAGGCCGATCCTAATGAAATATTTAATGCAACATTAGAATGTTGTCCTCCTATATTAACAGGACCTATTACACATAACTAGATATTTATTATTGATGCTAACAGTACGTGGAAATATAAAAGTAACAGGTAATTTAAACCTTAAGACTGCACTAACATCAGCACCAGCTGGACTCGTTACAGATGGATTAATTTTAAATCTTGACTCAACGGATACTAATAGCTATCCAGGCAGCGGTACTTCTTGGGACGACCTTACAAGTGAAGGTAATGACTTTACTTTGGTTAACGGT